CTTACATCCACTTAACCTAGGAGTCACATCATGAATGAGAAAACAAACGTATTATCAGAAGGAAACTTATTGAAACTTAAGATTTACCTTTTGTTAGTGTATTGCTTTCTCACAGTGATTGTGATTCTTTGGGCAGGTGGATCTGCTGAAGTTTTACTTCAACAGCTATTTTTGCAAATAGGTAGTGTCTTCAACGACACATCACCTTCACAGGTGAAGCCGTGACCACAAGATACTATGATAAAATCACCAATCCATTATATGTATTGAGTGATTCATCTGGTACCGATGGTAAATATGAAATTGTTGACGGTATGCAAAGACTTGCTTGGAATAATTACTCCTCTACGAACCGTAGAGAGGTAAGAACTCCAGGGAGGAACTTGCAGAACGGAAACAACGACATATGGTGGAATTGCACCGCAACTGCGGCGTCTCTTCTTTCAGCAAATGATGAACTTACCCTGTTGTCTCGTCTTTCTGAAGCGGTAAAGGGCCATAATTTTAATTTGGCTGTTACGGCTGCAGAAGGCAAGAAAACAGTAAGTATGGTTACATCTGCTGTTTCCAGCATCGGTGGTGCTATCCTCGATTTGAAGAAAGGCAGGTTTGAATCTGCCGCTCGACGATTCGGGGTGAAACCAAGGACATCGCGCTTATCTGAAAAAGATATCGCGGGTCGTTGGCTTGAACTACAGTATGGTTGGCTCCCTTTAATGAGTGATGTTTATGAAGCGTCTAAAGCTTATGAAGCCATTACTAATGGCCCTCGTAAGTCTAGACTCTCTGTTAGCATTACCCGAAAAGGAGTCAAAGATACGTCTGTTTCTCCTGCCAACTGGACATGTAAATGTACAGTTGATGAGAGATGGAGACTTATTTATGAGATGTCGGAAACGATGTCCGCGCCCCGGTCTTTAGGTCTTGTTGACCCATTGACTGTTGCGTGGGAACTCATACCATACAGTTTCGTTGTCGATTGGTTTATTCCAGTCGGTAGCTACCTTGAGAATCTTAATACCATTCCTACCCTTAGGGGCAGGTTTATGACTATAAAGGTTCGTAATGTTCAAGGTTCTGCAGTAAGAGTATCGAACCCGTTAATTGATTGGGTTAAATACCCGACCAGTTTCCATTCTAGTAAATATTTTACTAGGGTCGTAAGTACATCTCTTTCTGTTCCGAAACCAGGGTTTGAAACCCTCCCTGATGCGATGTCTCCAAGTAGAATCTGGAACGCACTCGCGTTAGTAGTTCAGCGAATACGGTAGCACGTTTCCGATCGGACGTTACTCGATCATTATCGTTTTAAATTACCTTACTAGGAGCCTCATAATGGCCGCAATGACAAATTTACTAGTCAAAGACGACGCAAGTCCTTTAGTTGAACAAACTTTAGTTCCTATCACCGACACGCCAGAACCTTATTGGAGATCTCAAATGGCTTCAGTGCCTTTTGAGGGCCAAATTCGGTTGACGCAATCGGTGGTAAAACAGAAGAATGGCAGCTATAAGATTACTGCGAAGCTAGAAGTACCAGTGATGGAGACATTAGGCGCATCGGGGACATCATTTGGTTATGTTGCACCATCCAAAGTTGCATACGTTACCACGGCCATCTTAACGATGTTCGCGGATAGACGTAGTACAGTTGAGGATAGAAGTAACACACTCAAAATGATGATAGGTCTGATTGCGGGTGCTTCTTCCACTACAGCGACTGGTACCATTAATGGTGCTAGTGCTGCTAACGTGGTGAAGAACTCAACTGCTGCATTTCCGCAGTTATTTTCAGCCTTAATTCTTGCCAATTAACATCTTGGCTTAATCCCAGGTAGTTAATTCTACCTGTCAATACCTTAGGAGGTAAAGAGTGGATTATATTAAAGAATTCCCGGTCGATAAGTCCTTAATCATTATTGGTCGGTTAATCGAGACTTGCTCTCAAAGAGGTGGACCTTTATCTATGAAACTTAGAAATATGTTTCTAGATGGGGATTATCTAGGTTTAATCAATTTTACATTTGATTATACCAAAGATTTTGATGCAGATGATTTTTTGTATGCCCGTCAGATTCAAGCGTTCCTGTCAAAACAGGAGTGGTTGGATCTTGGGATTAACAAAGAGGAAGTTGCATTTGCTACTTTTATGGAAGCAGAAAAATTATGCGAAGAGACGAACCGTCGCTTTCGTGGTTCTCTATCTGAAGTTTCTTCAGATGTCCATTCGGTTTTATTCCGAACGGTCAGAAAAATAGACTCCATATTAGGCGACGTTCCTTCGTACTCCGAGCTTAAATTTTCATTTGGTCCCGGTTCCACAACTAGCGTAAAACGAGCGCGGTCTAACCCTAGGGTTAAACTTGAAGCTCATCTAAGTTGTAGTCACGATTTTGTTTCACATGCCAAAGAATTCTTAGCAGAATTCCCAGGTTGGACGGAATCGCATGTTGATGAACAACGTCAACTTCGATTATACCCGTCTCATGGAAAACTTCAATTCGTGCCCAAAAGCTCCAAAACAATGCGATCTATCGGTGTTGAACCCACCCTTAATGGCTTCGGCCAGCAAGGAATTGGGAAATACATCCGTCAAAGATTGCGCTGTAATGGAGTAGATCTTTCTGATCAAACCAGAAATCAGAAGTTAGCTTGCGAAGGTAGTGTCACAGGTGGCTTAGCCACCGTTGACATGTCCAGCGCGAGCGATACTATTGCTTACGGTTTGGTCATGCACCTCCTATCATGGGATTGGTTTGAGTTATTAGACCGATTCCGGACGGGCACTGTAAGTTATAGAGATAAAATCATTAGG